AGGCTCTGAACGGTCCACCGCCTGCTCCAGCGCCTCGACTGACGTGCCTGGCCCGCCTGTGAGCACGCGCCCGTTCTGCTCGACGCTGACGTTCGGCGATTCTTGCGTCTCGTTCACTTCGCCTTCTTTTTTGCTGCTTTCGTCTTCCGCTGTTCAGACAATGCAATCGCAATCGCTTGCGGACGACTTTTCACCACCGGCCCGGTCGAAGACCCGCTGTGCAGTTCGCGTTGCTTGAACTCGCGCATGATTCCAGCGATATTCGTTGGCATCACTTCACCAGCCCACGCATCCCGGCCACGATCCCAGCCCGCATCTCTTCCGGCAACAGCGCCACGACGGCATCCAGCTTCGCCTGCGTCTCGCAGAGCCGTGCCAGTTTCTTGAACCGCTCAGATGACGTGAACTGCGGTTGCTTCAGCACGGCGTCTGCGATGTCGCGAGCGGTCATTACGCTACCGGAGGCGTGCCGGGAGTCGAAGCATCGAGCGCGGACAGCGAATCCGCAATGCCGCTCACCTTCGTGAACAGAGCGTCCATCTGCTCCGGTGTCGCGCCAGTGCCGGCGTTCTTCAGCACTTCGATCTGCGCCTTCAGGTCGGCTACGTCACCGGCCACGCCGGATACCGACGCCACGATGGCATCGAGCTTCGCGTTCACATCATCGAGTTTGCTCATAATCGCTCCACCTTGTTTCAGAATCGCTTTAAGTAGGGTTTGGACGGGGTCAACGTCGTCGTGCAAGTATACGTCCAAATGGATGTTACCGAGGTCGATGTTCATTCGCCAGCCTGCGGTTTCGGTGCAAGTTCAGCCGCCTGCTCAGTCTGTTCAAGCGCCTGCGCATGCCCCTGCTCGCCTTGCTCCATTGCTTGCTCGTGACCTTGGGAGGCCAAGGCAGACTCGCCGGCCACGCCAGCAGCGGCTTGCTCAAGCGCCTGTTTGTGCTCCTGCCGCACCATCTGCACTTCGTGCACTCGGTCATGTTGTGCCTGTTCGGCCTGATGGTCAAGCGCGATCGCCTCTTCGGTCATCCCGGCAATCGTATCGATGTGCTGTGCCTTCGCCGAGATGCGCGCCACCTCAATCGACGTGGCATCCTTCATCGCTTGTAGCTTGATTTGCAGGTCGGCCTTGAACTTCTCCACGTCGGCATCGATTTGAGCCTTCTGCAACATGCCCTTCTGCTTGACTTCCTCTTTCGCGCCATCGACAGCGATCTTCTGCTGCGCTTCCTGCAACTGCCCCTGCATGGCCTGCATTTGCGCCTGCACCTGAGGCGGAATGGAGCCGTCTTCCGGCTTGTCCTGCAACTGCGGAGGCAACGCGCGGCGCAACTTCTCGGCGATGCCGTGCGAGCCCTCGAAATCGAGTTGTTCGACGTAATCCGGCGTGGCGACGGCGGCCATTTCCGGCGGCAGATGCGGAATCAGTTCGCCGAGCGCCGCCGCACCCTCTTCGCGCTTCGTCGCCGACGCCTTCCCGACCTTCACGGCAACGGCGTAGCGCCCTTTCGACAGGTCGTAGAACTGCGCTACGCCAGGCGGCATCTGCGCGGCTTCTTCCGGCGAGATTGGAATTGGTGTGCCGGCCTGCACCACGAAATGCTGGCCGACGATGACCTTCTCACTGACGTCGTCCTGTCCGAGCACATGCAGCACCTGTCCAGGTCGCACGATCTTCGGCAGAATCTCGAGAATCATCTCACCGGCGTAGATGAGCGCCCGTTGCACGCTCGCGCCGTAGTTGCTGTTCGACAGGTCGGATTGCCCTTGCAGCGCTTGCAGCGCCCGTCCGCTGCGCTCCTTCGTATTCGTGTTCCCAAGGCCCGCATCGTAAATGCCAGTCGTCGCCTTGATGCCCTCTTCTGAGATTCGCATCAACTCAACGGCAGCCTGAAGGTTCGCCGGCTCACCCTGCTCACGAATCGGCGGCCGAAGCTCTCGACCACTCGCGTCATATTGGTCGTAGGGCATGTAGGCGTGATTGTAGACGTTGCGCGTCTGCCAGATGTCAGCGTAAGCGGCTACTGCGTCGGCTGGGACTGTGATGTCTGATTTCGTCGCGAGCGAAAGAATCGCGATGCCCTCGCTATACGTCCAATTCACCATCCTCTGCGGGTCCATGCCCTCTGAGACGATCCCGCGCAGAACGATAGTCCCATCGACGTTCAGTTCTTCGCCGAGCACCGGAATGAGTGGGATCCGCGAGCCGACCCACGGCAACTCTTCGAGAATCTCGCAGGCGTTGATCTTCCAGCCTTCGACGGTCGGCCGCCGCACGACGCGCCACGAATCGACGGCGACACCGCCCACGTCCTTCGGTGGCTTGATGCGCTTGCCGTCCTTGTGCGGAATCTCTCGAATCGAGCCGTCTTCGAGCGCCACCCATGTCTCTTCGGTAAACGTCACGCGCCAGTATTCGGCGATGCGGATGATGTCCTGCGACACCCAGGACTTCATCTTCGGGTCGCCAGACGACATGAAATCGTCCAGTCCGCGCGAGTCGGCCCACGGCCAGCGGTCTTTGAACTCGTCGCGTGCGAGGTCTTCCGTCACGAACATAAACAGCGCGTCAGACCGTGTCGGCTTGTTCGCGGACGGGTCGCAGTAGACGCTCAGTGAATTCGTGATGCGTTCGAGGCAGGGTTCTTGGTCGAAGGCTTCAACGCCAGCGTCGGGGCTGGGGGCATGGTCAACGTAATCAGTCCGCAGTCGGAACCATCCCAATCCGGCCTCGATGGCTCCATCGGCCGCCCATTCAATAGGCGATTCATCTCGCGCCTGATTCTGAACGCGTCGTAGGTAGCCCTTATAAATCTCAGCAGTATCATCATCAGCCCCATGCCCTTCCGGCGTGACGTCGATGGCGAAATTGGCGGTCTTGATTTGATTAGAGACTTGCCGAACGGGCTGTGAAAGGCGGTCAATCGTCAGGCAGGGTCTTGCGGGTTGCGCTGCTACGCCCTGTAGCGCGTTCTTGCCTTGCCGCGCCGAGATGATGTCAGGATCCCACTGGTTGCCGGCTCTGAACTCTTTCGCGGCGAGGATGCGCTTCCGCTGCTTCTCTTCGTGCTCGTCGCACCGCTGCCAGCGCTCGCGTGCCTCCGCGATGATCGGGTCGATGCCGACAGAAGGCGTGGAGGCCATCAGTGCTTTTTCTTCTGGTCCCGCCGCAGATCCTTCATCGCCGCCCGCAGCCCTTCAGTCAGCGCAGAGCGCGTCGTGGCCCGCGTGTCGAACTGCGTAATCTCGTCAATCCGCATCATGCCGTGCAGCGCATGCAGTTGCGCCTCCGGATTCGGGCCGGCCAGCCGCACCATATACGACCACACCGACCGCAGGATGTCGCCGTCGATGACCATGCCGTAGCGCCAGGCTCGCGTAGCCGTGCGGAGCCACTTCTCGAGTCCGTCCGTGACGATGGTCAGCAGGAATGGCCGATTGCGCTCGACGGTGCGCAGGAAATTACAGATGACGTCGCTCGTGAACTTCGCACGCTGCGAGGCGTAGCCGGCGTTCGGCAGCTCCGGCAGGCGTGAGGCTGATTCGGCTGGGGTGTCAGACAATGGCGTGCCTCGCAAAATGCCACGCGAGCCGAGCGAACTCGTAGGCGTGCTGTGCGCTCCACGGTTGCGACTCACGCTCGTCCACCCGCAGGAACGTCACCGCCTGCTGTCCGAACTGCGCGGCCCAGAACGCCGGCCAGTCGTATTGAAGCTGTTCACGTTCATAGAGCAGTGCCGCGTTGATGTCAGACATGCAGCGCGTTCACAAGAGCCGCGAGCCGACCGAAGCCGCAGTAGCGATACAGTCTGTATCTGGTTCGCATGGTCGGGGATTCTACCTCACTAGCCCTTCCGATGTCTAACCGCGTGGCACTGATAGCACAACCAGACGATGTCGCGATACTTCGAGTAGTCCGCGTGGTGCGCCGTGATGCGCTTCTCTTCACCGCAGCACTGGCAGGCGCTAGGACGCACGACGCATCCGTTCTTGACGCCACGATTAACCGACTCGCGAGCACAGCGCTTCTTCTTCTCGTCTGCGTTTTGTCGAGCGGCTCTCGCTCTGAGCACATGAGCCTGATTGCACTCCGCACACCTCGCCGTGGTCTTAAGTGGCCGTTTCCCGCATGATCCGCAGAGCCCTTCGGCTACTCGCTTGTCTCTCCACCGCCGCACAGACTGCCGTCGCGTCTCAAAGAATCGCGCTACATCCATACGTGGGATGATATCACAACACGCAGCAACAGCGGCAGCAGCACGGCCCCCATCCACGCCTGTCCAGACGACCGAATCGTCGGACGCGCCATCGGCTTCGACTCCACCTTCGCCCGCACCGGCTGGGCATGCGTCAGCACCTCTGCATCCGCATCGTCAGGTGAGGCTACGTTGCGTTTCGCCATCGATTCCTTGCTCTCGATGACGAGCTGATTCTTCTGGTTCAGGTGAAACCCAGGCGCACAGAGGTCGGTCGCCAGCCGCTGATCCTTAGGGTCGATGCAACCGCGCGGCAACCATTCCTTCGTGGCTTTATACATGAATGCACGCATGTTCGCGCACATCGGGTCCGGTGACTCGGCACCGAAATTCACCTCATGCACCTGCGTGAAGTTCATCTGCCGTAGTCTGGACACGATGACAGCACCGAACGCCGCGTCAATAAACATCGCATCTGGCTTATGCGTCATCAACGCCTCAGCGAGACGCGAAATCAGCATCTGCCGATCGTTCGCCACGGTCTGCTCACCTGTGAGACGAATCGGCGGAATCGAGCGAGCATCGAAGCCACGCCGAAACCGGCAGACCGACCATGCCTTACCTCCACCAGACACATCGACGCCGGCAACCAGCGGCTCGCCGAAGATAGGCTGAATGGTGTTCCGTTGGGCAGACGCCACACGCGCAGCGTCGATGTATTGGAGCTCGTCAGCGTTCGGCGGGAGTCCGCGAACGCGCACCCTGAAGAAATCTGAGTCTTCACCATAATCCTCGGCCCACTCCGCAATCGTCCGTTTATTGGCGAACTTCGTATCCCGCGAGTCCAGGCAGGTGATGTCCCAGCGGTCTCGACGGTCGCCGAATGCGATGGCATTGAATGCGCCCGTGTTCCGCGTGGGGTTGCCGAATGCGAAGATCATCGGCTCACCATCGGTCAATCCGCCCTCGGCGACTTCCCAGATTTTATCCGGTATCGCGCTGGCCTCATCAAACACGTAGAGCGACGTCGATGCCTTCGTGTGCTGGCCGGCGAACGCCTCGGAGTTCTCAGCGGCGCAACTGGCCGGCGCACAGAACCACGTCGCGCGAGAGCCCTTGCGATACATGATGGCGCTGTTGATTTCAAACCAATGCGCCGTGATGCAGCGTTCAGCCCACTCGCGGATGGCTGCCCATGTCTTCTTTTCAAGCTGGTCGTTCGTGTTCGCGGTGATCGTGCCTCTCATATCGGGCCGCGTGCTCATGACCCAATTCACGATCATGCCGACGAGCGCTGACTTCCCAACGCCGTGGCCCGTCGATGCGCCCATCCGAATCGGCGGCACTGGCTCTACGCCATCGAATCGGTTCTCGCGCACGCGGCGGCCTAGCGCTTCGAGGAACTCGCACTGCCATTTATCGGGCCCGTCCTCGCCGTTGATGGGCCAAGGGAAGGCCCAGCGCACGAAGCCGAGCGGGTCCAGCGCGAAGGACGCTACGGCTTCGGCAAGGTCGGTGTCGAGGCTGGCGGCTGGCATCGCCTACCGGAACCAGCCCATGAGCGCGTCCATCCAATCCCACCAGTCCATTACTCCCCCTTACGATGTTCGCGCTTCCACGCCTCAAGCCGCTCGCGGATGCGGTCGCCGTCATGCACGATGACTTCCTGCTCCTGCTCCTTCGGCTTGTCGATGACGCGGTTCAGGATGTCGGTGATGTCGCGGCCGTCTGGGTCTTTCGTGTGGATGCGATACGTCGAGCCTGCCTCGGCGTTCGGATGGTTCATCGCAGCTTCAATCTGCTTCGGGTCTTCGACGTGCCGCCACTCGCCGGATTCCGGGTCGCGCAGCATGAAATGCTGGAGTCCGAGCGCTCGAGCCTCTTGCGCCTGGAGCAGTGGCATCATCTTCGGCAGCCAATACGTGCGGTAGACGTCGCGCATCTGCTGCTTCGATGGGATGTTCTGTGCAGGCTTCGGGTAGCCTAGCTTGTCCCAATCGGTGAGGTCGTCATCGCTCATGCCATCGTCCCATCAGGCAGCTTCACGTAATACCGGCTGTCTCCGCACGGCTCATGGTCGTCGGTGATGTCTTCATGCTCATAACCTCCGGGGATGGCATAAGCAGACCTTATGCCAAACCCGCAAGCGGTGAACGATCTAGGA